ATTGGAATCCCAATACCTTCCCGCGGCCTGGTAATTCGTGCCGTTCCGGTATACGCCTGGCGGAATTTTTAACGGTGCAAGCATGGCGTTATCTCATCATCATGGCTTCGGCTTCGCGTCTTCTTGTAAGGCCACGCATGACGTGTCCGCGTGCCTTGTTCCACTTTACGCACTCCTCTCGCGCGCCAGCCCAATCGCCGGCGTCCACGCGTCGCTTAAAGGTTGAAATCCGATAATTCCCAAGGCCACAATTGTAGACCCATGACAGGACAGCGGCGAATCGGCGCGGCGCTGCGGAAAGTATGGTGGGCGATGCTTTAACAAGTGCCATGGCAAAGTGCCGAAGATGAGCGTCCAAACGGCTTTCGCATTCCGCCATCGTCCAAACGGTTGTTGGTGTAACGTCTGGACCTGTTGTGCCAAAACCTATGGTCCAAGGATCGCCACCGCTACCAGGATCAGGGTAAGCCGCCACATGGCCATCGGGTAAACGCTTTGCGCATCCTTCAAAAGGGATGACTAACAACGTTTTGGCGATTTGGATGCCTTCGTTCATTTGCCATACTTCTCAATGGATCGGCCAACAAACCAGAATGAAATGCACATGCTGAATAAACCAAAATCGTCAGAGTCCCATGTTTGCGTCAACACCTCAGACCAACTGGCGTTCGTTTGAAAGGCAATGCAAAGCGCCGCCACTTTGACTGCGGCATACATGAAAAACAACGCCCAAGTGATGCCAGGTCTAACTAATGCGCTGATTGCCGCCACAAACCAACCAGCCGATTTGGCGGTTTCAGCTTGCTCGTTAAACGCTGCTTTGATGGCGTCCAACTGTGCGATGGAATGATCAACATACTTTTCTTCCATCTTGAATTGACCACGCATCTTTTCCAAATCCGTCTGGAGTTGGAACATGTTTAATTCGTGGTTGCGCTCGTTCTTCTTATCCATGAACTTGAGAATCTCTGGCGCGAGTCGGAATAGTCCGCCAAAGATCGAACCAAGTAAGCCACCGGATAAAAGATCAAACATGTCAGTGGAAAAGTTTTAAGTTAGTGTTGACAAGCAAAAGAATGATTGCACCGGCTGATGCAATCAGGATTTGCTCCAAGCGTTTAAGTCTTGCGTTGATGCCTGCGTAACGCTCGGCGCAGACCGCCTCATGAGTTGACAATTTAGCCTCCACGTCTTTAGCGCTAGCGTTAGCATCCATGGTTTACGCTCCAATCGAGTCGCCGCCAATGCTGTCAGCGGTGAGATTTGTGCTTCTTATCAACCAACCAGAATTTTCATTCCATTGATACATATTGCCGTCTTGTGGCATCGGAATTGGAGGTTCCCAAATGCACTTGTTTTCATTAAGCACCCAAGACGCATACGACGGTTTTGGCGGAATGAAAGCATCTTTCACTTGGTCGTATGTGTAACCAAGACCGGCGTAGTTTTTCCTAAACGGCGTTCCACCTGCCTTGTGCTCGCCTGCAAACGTGTTGTAGCTGGTGCGTTTAGCACCGTAATACTGCTCCCAATCAACAGGCTGACCGTTTAGTGTCTCGTGCTCGTCTTTTCCGACAAACACATCAATCACGACATTGTTTTCATCAAGAACTGCGTAGTGCGCCATGATTGCCTCAACTAAAAGTAACAGTATCGGTCGGGCCTGCCTGAGTGACCGTATAGGTTCTAAACCCACCGGCAGTGCTGGATGTCTGAGTGACGCCGCCAGAAAAAGTTGCTGTGCGAGTATCTGGAATCTTAATCAGCACTATGCCGCTGCCTCCAGTGCCGCCAGGCTGAGAGCTAGATGCAAGAGCGCCCGCGCCGCCGCCCCCACCACCGGTGTTAGGATCTCCTGATACGCCTGCTGCTGAATTGTTTGAACCAGCACCACCGCCACCAGTGCCTCCAGGCTTAGCAGTCGCGTAGTTATAGGAACCACCTCCGCCTCCACCTGCGTAAGTTGTGCTGTTGATTGCAGATACCGAACCATCGCCGCCGTGCGCTACTCCGTCAGTGTTTCCAGCCTCTCCAGCACCCCCGCCACCACCACCTGAATATCCATTTCCACCGGTAGAGTAGGAGCTTCCACCAGCATTGCCTTGCCCAGAAGGTGATGCAGCACCTCCTGATCCATTAACATTGTTCGTAGGGTCATACGCACCACCCCCTCCAGACCCACCAGGATTACCATCCCTTATTGACAAACTACCCTGATCTGGATCAGTACCACCTCCACCACCTCCAGTCGATGTAATCGTGGCAAAAATTGATGTATTGCCATTGCTTCCTGTTAACCCGCTGCTTGCTCCAGCACCACCGGCACCAACTTTTAACGAATAAACAAAAGATGTTCTTAAAGATAAAGCGCTGCCGCCGGTACCCTCTCGAAAACCACCTGCGCCACCACCGCCACCGCGTAGCCATCCGCCACCACCACCACCAGCAACAACAAGATATTCGGCGCTAAATGATAATGAAGATGAAAAAAGCCCAAAAGACTTTGACGATGCCGCACCTATTGATGAAAAAATGGGCATATATTTATCCTTAAGCAAACCTGGTTTGCGCGGCAAGGATTGTGTAAGTGCTTGCCGCTGTCTTAATGATACTAAATGAATAAGCGTCAATGGATGTTGTATTGCCAGCAGCCGGCGCTGTTCCACCTTGCCATTTGACAGTCACGTTCGTCGTTGTACCGTCAACCTGGAAACCTGTTGGGTAGTAAGCCGTTGCGCCATTCGTTACCAGGAACGCGCAAGTGATTGACTGGTTCGTTGTGATGAAGTTATTAAGCGTTGTTGCTGCATCACCGCGAAAGTTAAACGTCCAATTGGCTGAAGCGTTTGACGTGTAGTAATTAACGGCACGCTCGGTCAGATCAACGTTCACCGTTCCCGTTGCTTGTGTAGCTGCAACATTAGCCGTTTCAACAACGGGTTTGATCACCATCTTGCCTGATGCCGTTACAACGTCTGTTGTTGAATCGCCAAGCGTTGCATTGCCTGACGCTGTAAGCGTTGTGAAAGATCCGGCGCCGGCAACGGTTTGCCCAATTGAAACACCGTTGATCGTTCCCGCGCCCGTCATGTTGCCGCCAAGCGCAAGCGTCTTGCCCGATCCAACGTTTAATCCGACGCTCGTGCCGCTACCCGCTGCCGCGAATAACGCGTCGAGCGTATCCATGTTTGTGTTGAGTTTGTAACCCCAAGTGTCTGTTGACGCGCCAACTTCAGGCTTGGTAAGTGAAAGGTTACTAGTGGTGGTATCGGCCATTTTTATTTACCTCTTACGCGGCATCTCGCCACGGTGAATTGATGGGTGTCCAAGTATTTGTTGGATTGGTAACGTCAGTCCAAATCGTGGTGACGGGTGTAATGGGTTCCCACTTGCGTTCGCCATTGGCGACCATCTCAGAAACGCTTGCTGCTCGCGCTTCGGCATACCAGGTGGTTGTTGGGTCAGCCGTAAATCCTGACTCGGCTTCGGAAAACGCTGAATTGCCAACGTCAACATCAGCCGTTGCCGTGGCTGAAGATTCGGCTGCGGCTGTTGCCATGCCGCTTGAGAATGTTTCAGCGCCAGCCGTTGATGCGCTTGTCGATGCGGCTGTGGCAATGGCGCCAAGGAATACGTCAGCGGCGGCACTTGCTGCGGTTGTGGATGCAGCGCTTGCTGCGCCATCCACCAGGCCTTCACCGTTTGCCGTAACTGTTGAAACGCTTGCCGCGGTTGCTGTGCCTTCTTGAACGATGGAAGCCAATGCGGTTGCATTGCTGTCGCTTTGCGCTGTTGCTTGTGCATTGCGATCAACTTGAGCGTCTGCCGTTTGGCTTGTGTCGCTTGCCGCCTGCGCCGTAACGCTGAAAAGTATTGCGCCAACCGCTGAAACTGTTGATGTTGATGCGGCAGTGGCTTGCCCGTCAACATAAATGACAGATGAGCCTGAATAGTTGCCTGTTCCGTAGGTGCCAAAACCGTAGTTACTGCCGCTGCCTGGCGTTTTCTCGCCAGCCGCTTCCATGGTACTGACGCCCGTTGCAACGGCTTCGCCTTCAACATAATTTTGGTCTGGCGCTGAATATTTGCCTGCGCCATAAGCCGCTGAACCATAGTTGTCAACGCTGGCATCGGTTCCCCATTTGCCAGCGCCGTATAAACCAGTTCCATAATTCAGGGCCATTCAGCTTTTACGCCAAAGTGACTGACAGGTTTCCAGTTGCAAAACGGAAAACGTCACCATTGCCAACGGCTTTCGATGTCGTTAAATCAGCCCATGACAGCATGTTGCCTGATGTTGACGCATCAAAAATAGCGGCGGCAACAACAGTGCCCCACGATCCGGTTGCTGTTGGAAATTCAACGTTAGCCGAATTGCTTGCCGCGGTTGGCGATGTGCCTGATACGGAAAACGTGACAGCGGTTCGCAAGTAACCGTTACCACTCACTTCAGTACCGCCGCCAGCATCCGTGGGTGCCGTGGTAAATAGTCCAACATATAGGGAAGAAGGCGATGTGTAGGATGTGTTGGTAAACACATGCTTCATTACCTTATCTTCAAGATAATCCGAAAATGATCCGGCCATTAGTAACCCCTTGCTCTCATGCGCGGCGTGGTGCCGCTAAAGTTTGTCCTTTGCTCTTCGAGCATCAGATCGTTAAACGCTTCCTTGTA